AGCGGCGAGGTTCTCATACACCTTGGCTTGGAAGAACGATTGATCGCGAGCCACGTTGGCAGGATAGATGCCAGTCGCTTTGATCTGGTCAAACATGACCTGCTGCACTTCTTTGCTGGATTTGATGAAGCCTTCGTCTTGCTGTGCGGCTTTGACGCGCTCTTCAATTTGAGCTTCGAGCTTTTTAGACTCGACCTCGATGTACTCGCGAGCTTCGCGGCGAGTCATTGTTTCGCCCTCGATGCGGAGGTCGTCAATGATCTGAGAGCTGAGTTCTGTTGGTGCAATGACCTTCATGTAGTCAGCGACAGGAATCTCCAGCTCGCGGCCAGTGGACAACGATTCTTTGATGGCATCCTCAAACGCTGGCGCAGCTTTCACCAAGCTCTCAGCCAAGCCAGATTGGCGCAGCACATCGCTGCTCAAGTAGACGTTTTGCACTGGGCTGTCTTCTGACACTTGGTCAATCCAGCTCTCAAATGTTTCAGCGTCACGCGAGCGAACCTCATTGGCCGCAGCCAAGTTGTTTAATGTTTCGAGGACTTGCGTTTTGCGCTCAACTTCTTCTGCTCTTGACGTGCGGCGTTTAATGTGAAGGGCTGCTTCAACGATAGAACGGACAGTGCCACCAACAGCAGCACCGACAGTACCCTCTTCACCTGCTTGTCCAAAATCAATTTCGGCATCGCGGTTAGTGAGCGCCTTGCGTAATGTGTCATGAAGAATGTTCTCCGTAAATTCTTGGCCACCCTCAGATGCTGTTGCAACACCAATACGAGCAAGCACGGCAGCAACTTGATTTTTTACTGGCACAGCCAATGGGCCAAGCATCTTGTCCAATGCCCAGCGCTCTGTCAAAGCTGTAACAGCACCGCCACCGAGCGCGGCAATGTCTTTGTACCCTTGGGCTGCTTTGTCTTTTTCAACCTTATCGTAGACCGTGTCAACGCCTTGCGCCCACAAGTTGAGGCCGCTTACAAAACCGCCAGTCAAAATGTGAGTGATGGCTTGGCCAGCAACTTGGCCAACACCGCCAGTTACTTTGTCGATGAATGTTTGCTGGCTCGCTGGAACCATGATTTCATCTTTGGCTTGATCTTTGAGTTTTTTACCGACTGTCACCCAGTCTTCGCCAAGCATTGGGCCGATGAGCGAATCAGCAGTTGGCTTTGATGGCTGGATGCCAGTTGGGCCTTTCTGTGGCTCTGGCAAAAACATGTTGGCAAAGCCTTCGATGGTATTGCGCTGTGCAATCTCAAGCATGCGGCCAACGCCGCTCACACTCATGCCAGCGCCTTCTTCCATGCTTCCACCGAACATGCGGAACGTGCGCTCAAATTGGCCCATGTTCTGCATCTGGTCATGCGAGATTTTCGAGTTGTCTGGATTGACCAAGAAGTTGGAAGTGCGTGGCGCTTCTTTCCAAAACTTGTCAGCGCCGCCAACGTCTTGTAACAGCTTTGCTGTCTTCGCCTCAGACTTGAACTCTGGGACTGCTTCGATGCTCATGTCTGCCGCACGCGACAGGCGCTTCATCTCGGCAAAGTCGTTTGGGTTTGTGTCAACAGCGTCACCCAAAGAAGTAGCAAGTGCTGTGCTGCGGTCTTGCTCTTTTTTCAGTTGCGAGATGTAGTCGTCATAAGCGCTCATTTTTGGTCTTCCATTTTCATGTAGGCGTTGAAGATTGTCTTCTCATCGTACTTGACACCATTGCGCGTGAAGTCGGCAATGATTTGATTTCGCACTTTGTCTGGGATGATGACGTTGCGAGTATCTTTGACTTTGTAGTATGGGACTTCGTCTGTGGTTTGATCTAACCCAAGGAAAGATGGAGTCCAGTCGCGCAATGCGCGAATCTTCACAGGCTTCACGACAGACTTCATGATCGAGTCTTTCTCTTCCATCGTGAGTGGTCGCTTCTTGATGACCTGCTCTGCGCTGATGATGTCTTGCATTGTCCCAATGATTCGATTGACTTCAGTTTTGTCTTTCCTGTCCATGATGTCTTTTAGGCCAGCATCAGCCATCACGGTAGAAAAACGCTTGTTGTCAATCGTCACAGAGCGCACCTTCTCTTTGTAATCGGGCGCGTTGCCAAGCTCATAGAACTTGCGGAATGTCGACTCAGTCAACAGCCCACGGCGTTCCATCATGGACTCTTTCGTCCACAGCTCTGGGTTCATCTCAAGCTCAAACAATGTGCTTGGGTCGTCAGCCTTTGGTGGGTTCATCATGCGAGCGCGGTCTTCTGGCTTGATGTCGGCCCACATAGGCGCAGGGATGTCGCGCCAGCCACCCAGCTTTGCGAATGCGATGTCATACGCGCTGCCCAGCTTCTCTGCATAGTCTGCACGCTTGACCGCTTCGTCTTCGCTCCACTTGTTTTTGATGCGCTGGCGCGTCATGTCGCGAACCTCTGGGTCTGCGATCTGGTCGGCCTCGGTCAGCATGCTTGACAATGAGCGCGTGCCAGTGATGCTGGCCTCCAGCTTGTCGAGGCGGCCCATCCAGCTCTTCTCGTATTGAGCGAACTTCTCTGGGTTGCTCTTGATGAGCTTCTTGTACTCTGCGCGGCGCAGCTCGATCATCTTCTCTGGGTCGTTGCCAGCCTCTGCCAGCAATCGCTTGGCAGTCTCTGGGCCTTGGTTCACGGCCGCATCAAACGCAACAGCACGCATGCGCGGGTCGAGCTTGTCGGCATCGATGGCATCCCAGTAGCGCTTGCGGTAGATTTCCTTGGCCTTCTCTGGTGTCAGGTTGGCGATGAAATTCTTTTGCGTGTCAGTCAGCTCTTCGGCTTTCACGCCAAAGTAAGCAGCGCCGTTGATGCCGTAGTTGGTCGGGCCTTTGCCAGCATCGTTGGCCACATAGCCGCCCTCGACATCCTTCGACATAGTCCAGCCAGAGATGCTGTCAAAGTCAGTGCCTGTCGGGCCACGCGATGTGAAGATTTTGTCGCCAGCACCTGTGGCCACTTCTTTGTTGTAGCCAGCATCGATCTGCTTGTACAGGGTCTGCGCTGTCTTGCTATCGAGGTCGCCGCTCTTGTACGCGCCATCTACAAACTTGCGTGCTTCAATGAACTTGTTGTTCAGCATCATGTCTGTGGCTGCGCCAGTTGCAACATAGCTGGTGAACTTTTGCTTGGCTTGCTTGACCTGCTCAGAGTCTTCGGCGATGCCGTCCTTGGCAAAGTCGTCCACGATGGTCTGCAAGCCTGTGGCCACGCTCGATGTGTACAGGTTGTTCACACGGCCAGTCTGATCTTTTTGATCGCGCACGCCATACGACTTGATGGCCAAGTCGGCTTGGTTGTTGACGAAAGCCTCAGACTCTTTCTTCTCGTATTGGCGCACCTCTTTGACGGCGTGCAAGTCCATCTGGCCTTTGAATTGCAGCATCTGCTTGTCCACAGACTGAGCAAACATCTTGCGCTGAAATTCGTTTTCAAGGCCAGCCTCGGCATCTTTGCGAGCTTTGAGCATCGCCTCTTGCGTGGCTGCGTAGCGATCTTTGGCGCTCTTGCCTTGCGCTGTGGTCAGGTAGCCAGCGTCCTTGTCCATCAAGATGGCTTGAGCGTTTGCGCTGAATGATGTGACCATCGCCTTAGTGTTGGCATCATCTAAGTCGTTTTGGATGCTTTGCCCAATCTTCATGAGGGTCGTGCCAGCGGTGGTCATGCCAGCGCCCATTTTGCTCATCTGCTCTGGCGCAAAGTTCTTCATTGGCTCCACGCCAGCGGCCGTGAAGTTTGGCATCTGAGCCGCATCGAGCGACTGAGATGGTGTGTCAAGCATTGGTACGGTTGGCATGTGTTTCCCTTTATTGCTGTTTGGCCAGCCAGTTTTCGTATGCGGCCATGCGCTTGTCTTGGTAGTAGGCAGAAGCAACTGTGCTTGCGCTGCCAAGCAACGAGCCAGTCGAAGCCATGAATGGGTTGATCGTTGACGCGCCCATGCGAGCGTTGTCGGCAGACACGCCAGCCATCATGGCTTGGTTCTGCGAATTGACAGCGGCCATGCGCTGGGCTTCGGCTGCTTGAACCGAGCGAGCATTGATCGTGTTCACGTCAACCTCTTTCATGAGGTCGGTTGTTGCGATAACGTCAGCAGCGGAGCCTACGCCAGCCTGAATGCCGCGAGCTGCCATCGATGCGCGAGCCGCACCTTTGACATTCCCAGCACGCATTGTGACGGCTCCGATCTGGCGCTGGCCAGACTCCAAGATGGTTTGCGCGGTGAACTCAGCATTCTTGGCATTCAGCTCTGACATTGACTTTTGGAAGTCGTTTGTCAAAGCCTGAGATTCAAGCTGGTATTGCTGTGTCTTGGCTGCGTAGTACGCGCCAATGGCACTGGTGGCCATCCCAGCAATAGCCAAGATGGGGCCAACCGTTTGAAACATTTCGGCAGTGTTTGCAGCTTTCGGCGTTGAAGCGCCGTATGTTTCTGGGCTGCTTGTCCAGTTTGCCCACGAAGGTGTTGAGGTTCCCGCCATACCTATTCTCCAGTGCGTTCAGGTTATCTTTTTGGTTGATTTATACGGTCACCATCAAGCACCCAAGGCCACTTCGATGGTCAAGCCGACCACAGTCAGTGGCAATGGGTCTTGCTGTCGAACGTAGACTTGGCCGCTGTCGGCCCATGATGGCGTGAGCATGACCATGAGTTCTTGGGTCTTGAGCGCAGGTGGCTCGCCATAGTTCTCGGTGGTGCGCTGCTTGGCTTCGGTGAGGTTCCCTTCGTCTGGGCCAATGAAAATGCCTGACGATTGGAACACGCGCAGCCACGCCTTGTTGACGTTTTTGAATCGACCTTGGCCAAAGCCAGCATCGACCTGCAATGCGACAGGCAGGGTTTGCAGGTCTGAGTCGTATGGCAAACCAACTTGAACCTTTGATGCGGCACGCTCCAAGCTGATCGCGCCACTGGTGACGACCTGCTGTGGATGCACTGCGCCATCGGCCAAGATGCTGACGGTTTTACCTTCGAGCCAAGTCAGGCCGCTGATCGAGTTGCGTGCAAACGACCAAGCGGTCTTTGCAGAGCTTCGCAGGTCTGCGGGTAGGGTACGGTCTACCCTAGCGTGTGCAACCGTGGTGCTGGACGTGCTGGTGATTCTGAGGCGGTACTTCTGGCCGTCAGCCGCCGTCATGACGATGGCATCGTCCACATCGGTTGTGGCAGGGTAGGCAAACTTGGCGCTTGATGCGGTGATGGTCAGGCTTTCGCTTGGCCCCCAAGTTGTGCCGCCAGTCACGGTCATTGTGACGGCCGTGGTGTTTGTGCCATCGTATGTTGCGCCAGAGTCAACAAAGAATGCGTCTTCGATGCTGGCAAATTGGCGAGAGTTCATGCGCTCAACGTAGCGCTTGGTGCTGCCGTTGATGACGCGCTTGACCACAACGTACAGCACGTCCTCTTTACCCTCGGCCACCACGGCGCAGGACTCAAACACTCCATCGGTGTCATGCCAGTGCCACGCGCCGATCTGCTGGTCTGGCACATAGGTCAGGCCAATAAGGTTGCCAGAGGACGACACAAACCAAATCAGAGGCTGCGGAGCCTTTGAGTACGCCATGTCGGTGATGTCGTAGTTGTCGAACAGGTGAGCCGCACGCAACGACAGGTCACCAGTCACGAAGCCGCTTGACTGCCAAGAGTAGCCAAGTTCACGGATGTGGCCACCACGCGCAGCGCAGTACACCAGCGAGTTGTTGATGATGACAGGCTGCACATTCGATGCGCCAACGTAGGACTGTGGGCGCACGGAGATAGATGTCGGGGTGATCGCGTCAGAGTTGACAGATGACACGCGCCATTCAGCAGAGCCAGTGAGCAGCAAGAGCTGGGTCAGCGGCACGATGTGGCGAATGGTGTTGGCCTCACGCGCAGCCACCTTGAATTTGATGCGGTCATCATCGCGCACAGGCAATCCATAGCTGAAGTTGGACTCAGTGCCTGACTTGGTCATCCAAATCGTTTGTGGGTCGTTTGTCGTGCCAGCAAAGCAGCGGCGCTGCTCGAAGTAAGACACCGCACTTGGGTAGTTGCCAGAGCTTTGCAGGTCTGAGCTGTACAACGGAGGTGTCACGCCAAGGTCTGGGGCGATGTTGTCGTCCACGATTGACGTGCCAGTGGTGTTGCCGATGTAGCCGTAGATGCCGCCTTGCAACTTGTAGACGTAGTAGCGTGCAGCGCCTGACACGGCAGTCCAAGAGATGGTGTTGTACGCGCCAGTCACATAGATGTTGGTCGACACGGTGGCCACAGACGATGCAACCGACTGGCCAAACAGGTCATCGGTGAGTGCGGTCACAACGTACTTCACGTCTTGGTAGGTGTCGGTGTTGACAGATGCAGAAGCTGGGACGTACTTTGTCGCTGTCACGCCAGTTGGAGCAGCCAGCGGTGCAGCAAAGCTGATCGATGTCAGCGTCCAGTTGGTTGGGCCAAGGCGCTTCAATTCGCGTGGCGCATAGTTTGGATGAACCAGAGTCAGCACGTCAGCCGACTGCACATAGTGGATGTCGAACAGGTCAGCTTCGGCGTATGGGTTTGTGATCTCGTATGGTGAGCCGCCAGACAGCAGTGTCGCGCCATCTGTGTGGAAGCGAATGTACCCAGCGTTCAGCTCAATCACCATCGTCTGTGTTGTGTTGAACGTGAATGGAATGAGGCGCACCTTCTTGGTGGAGTCCTTGACCTCGCGCACAAAAGCAAATCCAGCGCGGTTCTCGGCTGGGCCTTGAGGTTTGCTAATGAAGTTGCGAAGACGCGCAGCTCCAGATTGGAACTTGTTGTCATCGATGCGGCCAAACATCTCTGGCGACATCTCGCCGCCAGCAAATGATTTTTGAAGCGTGCGGAAGTTAGCCATCAATCGGCTCCTTGTTCATTTGGGATTGAGTAGTAGCGGTCACCGAACTTCTTGACCGTGAAGCCGCGCTCTTCTTCGCCAGCCACAGCTTTGTCCCATGACTCATGGGCTTTGCCTTTGAGCATCAAGTAGCTTTCGTCAGGCAAACCATGCTTGTGCTTTTCAGCGTCAGTGGCTTCGCGCACAGAACCCCAGTGGCCAAGGTTTTCACCTGTGCCTGTTGGCCCCATGCCAGCGGCCATTGCAGCCTCGTAGTCGTAGTCTTGACCTTCTGGGTCAAACTCGTTCTTTGTGTTTGGCTTGTGGACGATTTGAGTGAATGCGGCCGCAGCCAAATCGAGGACAGGTAATGTGGCCATGCTTATCTCCCAGCCATCCAGCCAACGATCTGCTGCGGGTTGGCTTTGCGTTGGTTGGCATCAGACGATGTTGCGCGAGCCAAGTAGCCCTGCATCATGGCTGTGCATCGCTTGGCTTCAGCAGCGCCAGCATCGCCCTTGATGATTGGGCCAGCCAGCATCGATGCCAAGTGCCAAGACAGCGTCATGGTGAACAGTGGCGAGAACTTGGTTGGGTCTGTGATGATGGCCGTGTAGCGCAGCACAGCGTCTTGCTGGTCTGTGTAGATGACCTCAGTGCCGTCTTCCAGAATCTCAGACGAAAAGTCTTGTGGCACATAGCGGCCAGCAGCCACCACAGGCGCGAAGTTGGCCGATGTGAATGGTGTGTCTGTTGGCACAAAGTGCGATGAGTAGTCGTCATTCGCGTCAGGTGGGATGACAGCCAGCAAGTTGGCCACATCAGACGGCAATGCATAGCAGTAGTCCCACTCAGGCCATGCGCTGGTCAATGCAGCGAGCGACACGCGCTTGGTGGCAAAGCCCCATGCGTGCATCTCAAAAAGTGTGTCACGCGCAATCGGATAGAACCGAGCGCAGTGCTGTGATTGTGCCGAGCCTTCAGGCGGCTTGATACTCGACACTGTGGCTGTATCGCCAAGGTGTCCAAGGGCTAGGTTACAAATATCGATTTCGCTGGCCATGTCAGGCTCCTAAGAAAAAGGGGTGACTACGGTTTCCCACAGCCACCCCCGATGCCTTCAAAAAAGAAGAACTACACCGAGCTTATTCTGCGTCAGCAGTTTCAGTCGGTTCAGCCGCTTCGCCTTTTTTCCACTTCTTAGTGGGTTTGGCGGGGGCATCTTCCTCTTCGACCAATTCTAGGTTAGTACCCAGTTTGCCTTCGTACTCAACGATGTCGCCTTCCTCACGGATGGCGTTGTTGATGAAGGACTTTGCTAACACGCGACATTTAGCCATGATGCAGTCTCCTTAAATTTAAGCAACAGTGAAGCCAGAAGCGTAGAACTTCTTGCCGTCTTGGATAGTCTCAACGAAGTCGCAAGTCACCTTGCCAGTCGATGGGTTTGTACCAGTCACATCATAGTACGCACCCAAGTAACGCTTGCCCAAAGAGGCAACTTGAGGAGGAACCACAACAACGAACTGAGCGCCAACAGTCAAAGCAGCCAAAAGCTGGCTCTGCATAGACAAGATTGTGGGAGAAGACAAGTCTGCGTTGGCAGAGCTGATGACTTCAAACAAGATGCTTGTCAAGTTGTTGAATGCTTCAGTCACAGTGAACACGGCGTACAAAGGCTTGCCTTCACCGATGTCCTGTGCAGTCAACAGGTCGATGGTGTTGGTAGAGGCTGCGTCACCAGTGATGGCTTGTGCTTCGGAGACACGGAGGAGTTTATCGGTAATCATTTGAATTTCCTTTCA